AGCGTACTCCCTTGCTGGGGAAATAGATTTCCGTGTACTGACCGGTCAGGATATAGTTTCTTCCCAGACGGGATAAGTCTTCTTGTGTCAAGTAGGAACTAAAAAATTTTTGAGATTTTACAAGCCGTTCATAGGCGGATGACCACCCGTGAACGGCTTGTAACATTCAGCCTATTTGATTTCTGCTTTCTCAAAGATGTCTTTGAACTTCCAGACGATTTCGATGTTGTTCTGTCCATGAACATAGATAACAGAGATCAGCGCATGGGCAAGCTCGTAAGTAAGCCCTTCGCATTTCTGGAAATCGCCGACCACCTTGTCAAGCCTCTCATCGGAACAGGGATGCTCAGAATCAAGCTCCTGCATCCGCTCATGGCCTTGCCGGATTGCTTCTTCATTTTCGGCTATCTTGGCGTCCACCTCCGCTTTTCGCTTGAGATATTCCGCCTTTGTGATGCTGGTCAAAGTGTACTTCTCATACAGCCGGAGCTTTACTCCCTTGAGCTGTTCAGACTGCTTTTGCAGATCGCGGATTGTATCGGCACATTCTGAGATAGCAGATTTTCTCCGCTTGCTGATCTCATGTTCTTTGACGGCTTTCTTTTCGACCAGTGTGAGCATTTGCCCAATCGCTTTGTAAGCCGCGTTCTCAAGCCATGACTCGCTGTATTTTTCACCAACTGGGCACTCCGTATCGCGGTCATGTGTTGAGTGAGTACACTGATAGAAATATCCGCCCTCATTTCGGAGCTTTCGCCGGGTAAGGGTGCGTTTACAGTTGCCGCAGCACACAAGACCTTTGAGGGGATAATAGCGCAGATTCCGTTTGGGATTCTTCTCACCGCCCCGGATAACTGCCTGAGCCAGCTCAAACTCTTCCTTGCTGACAATCGCTTCGTGCATCCCTTCGACGATGATCCAGTCCTCTTTCTTTTGAGAAATAGTTTTCCGAGAACCCACACCGCCGGACTTTCGCTTGTGGCCGACCGTTGCTCCTGTGTAAACATAGCTCGTCAGAATCTTGTAGACCATAGAAGCCGTCCAGCTTATCTTTTCGCTCATGCGGCTATACTTCTTCTTGTCAGGATGTTTGCCTTTGAAATATTGCCCGGGCGTCGGGATGTTATCATCGTTCAGGCTAAGGGCAATCTGTGAGGTATTCCGTCCTTTAAGGGCTTCGTTAAAGACCCTGCGCACGACCTCTGCGGCCTCCGGGTCAAGCTTGAGCTTGTTGCGGATTTCGGGATGAAGCACATAGCCGTAAGGAGCGTAGCCGCCCACATACTTGCCTTGCTTCATCATCTGGATTTTCGCGGTTGTCGTTTTGACAGAAAGATCCTTGCTGTATGCGGCATAGATAATGCTGCGCATGACAACCTCAAGACCGCCGGTTGTTCCCTTGTAATCGTCGCTGTCATAGCCGTCGTTGATGGAGATAAAGCGAACGCCCATGAACGGGAAGGTGCATTCGAGATAATTGCCCGTCTCAATGTAATCACGAGAGAAGCGGGAAAAATCTTTGACGCAGATCAGGTTGATCTCCCCGTGCCGGACTTTCTCCATCATCGCCGAGAACTGAGGACGATGAAAATTTGTCCCGGTATAGCCATCATCCGCGAACTCAAGCCTCGGATATTTGGAAAGCGTAGGATGATTGTCAAGGTAGTGGTTGATGAGCATACGCTGGTTGCCGATGCTGTCACTCTCGGCCTTGCTTCCGCTGCCGGTATCTTCATCAGCCATAGAGAGGCGGATGTAGATGCCGATTGTGTAGTCTTTGTTCATTTACATCGCCTCCTGAACTTCTTTGATACTCTGAATGGTCAGCTCGTAGATGTCACCGTACTTCATGATCAGCTCCACAGCGCCGCCCTCATGGACTTTGACCAATTCAACAGACTCGTCTACTAAATCCTGAGAGAGCTGCGTTGCTGTGCTGACGGATTTCATCAAGGTAATCCACTTGTTATCGACCGACATAGCTTCGTCGAACTTGCTCCGGCGCTGTACTGCCTCATCCAGACGGCGGGACAGGTCAGCGTATTGTTCATCATAGCTCTTTTTGGCAAAGGAGTATTCCGCTTCATCCAGAAGCCCCTCAGCATAATCCTCGTAGAGGCGTGTCCGCTTCTTAGAAACGCCGTTGAGCCTCAGATTCAGGCTTGTAATGAGTGCATTCTGTTGATCGCGAATGTTCTTCTCGCCCTCGCTGCCCCTGAGCTTATCCAGCAGCTTGTCATAGTCAAGCGCAGCCTCAACTTGAAGCTGGATCGCTGCAAGCACATTCGCTTCAAGCGTGTCCTGCCTCGTGTAATGAGAGGTACAGTGCTCATATCGCCTGGTGACCGAAGTGCTGCACTCATAGTAGGCATACCAGCGTCCCCGCTTGTCCTTGTCGATCCTCTTGCGGTGAAAGTACATCTTCTTCCCACAGTCAGCACAGACGATTTTACCCTCGAACAGGTTGACGAGCGTTGCTCGGATTTCTTCGGTCTTCTGCATACTCGTCTGCCGAGCCTCAGAAGCCGCTTGGAGGATGTCCTGCACCTTCTGGAAGTCCTCACGGGAGATAATTGCCTCATGGGTGTTCGGGAACACAATCCACTCGTCCTTATCCTTGACATTATGGGACTTGATGCCCTTGTAGATTGCTTGCATGGAGCGGCCAAGGACGGTATCGCCCACATAATGCGGATTGGTCAGGATGCCGTACAGCGTTGAACTGTACCAGCCTTTGCAGGAGCATCCATCGCCTTTGCGGGTTCCGGTCTGCCGCTTCCGCAGCTCCGTATTTGGCGCTCCCATCCGGTCAAGCTCATCGAGGATCATGGGGATTGACCATCCCTCGATTTTCCACTGGAACATGAGCCGCACATACTGCGCCGTCTCTTCGTCAATGACCATGTTTGTGTGTTCTTCATTCCACCGATAGCCATACGGGAGGTTTCGCTTCTGGAATGTCCCTTGCTCCATCTGCGCTTTCAGGGCAGTGGAGACTTTGCGGGAAATATCCTTTGAGTAGAGGGCGTTTATCATGTTTTGCAGCGGAATCATCAGGCTCTCGTTCGAGCTGTCCGTATCGAAGTTGTCATAGTGCTCCTTGATAGCAATAAACCGCAAACCGATCTGCGGGAAAATGCGCTCAAGGTAGGTGCCGGTTTCGATGTAGTCACGGCCAAAGCGGCTGAGATCGCGGACTACAAGGCATTTAATCCTGCCGCTCTTGATGTCAGTCATCAGGCGGTTAAACTCCGGCCTGTCGAAAACCGTACCCGTCCGTCCGTTATCCACATAAACATCGACGAGATCTAGGTAAGGACACCCTGCAATATAGGACTTGCATATCTCGATCTGGTTGGTGATGACATCCACCTTTTCAGACTTGCCGCTGTTCTCCACAGAGAGACGGGCATAAATGGCCGTCGGGAAGATTTGCAGCGGTGCTGCTTCGCAGACCGGCTCTGCGGCTGCGATTTTTCTGCTTTTTCGTGCCATACGCTCATCCCTCCTTTATCCGGCAACGGCAAGTTCGTCGGCATAGCCGAGAACATATTCAAGTGTCTGCTGATACTCGTCTTTGTACTTGAAGACAATCTCTATCGCGTGATCCTCATAAATCAGGATGCGGTCAACCAGTGCCATGAGGACGCGGCGGTTCAGTTCTTCAATGTTTTCATACTGCTTAAAGAGCGTGACCCAATTTCGTTCAGTAGCCCCGGTTGTAACCGACTGCTTCATTTCCTTTTTCACGCGGAGAAGGGCTTCCTGTTTTTCCTCGATGATCTTGGTGTAGCTGTTGCGGAACTCAAAGTATTCCGACTTGTCGATGATCCCGTCCGAGAGGTCTTCGTAGAGCCGGAGCTTGAGCTTCTGATACCGCTCAATCTCTTCTTCGAGCTTCGCAATCTGCGCCTCATAGTTAAACGCTTTGCGATTCTGGGAAGGAAGCCTCTCAATCATCTCAAGCGCTTTTTCCAGATTGACCACAAGCTCGATCTGGTCATGGATGGCGCGAAACACCTTTTCCTCAACCTCTTTTGCGCTGATGCTGTGCGGGCTGCAGGTCCGGCTATGTTTGTTCGTCGAGCAGACATAGTAGATGTATTTCTTTGTCTTCGACGGGACGGTCTTGCGTGTCATGGACTGCTGGCAGTCTGCACAGAACAGGAAGCCGGAAAACAGGTGTGCCTCGTCCTGATCAGGCGAGCAGCGCATATCCCGCTTCATCATGGTCTTGACGGCCATGAAATCTTCATAAGAAACAAGCGCTTCATGCGCCCCCTCGACTTTGACCCACTCGGTTTCGTCTTTCGGCTGCACAACGCGCACCTTGTAGTTTGGCGTACCGCGCTTGCCTTGGGCAAGAACACCGATATATACCTCATTGGTGAGGATGCGCTGGACAGCTTTGTAAGTCCACTTTGCAGTGTCGCCGGTCTTGAAGACGGTATCGAACTTCACCCCCGCCGAATGCTTATACTCCATAGGGGAAAGCACACCCATCTGATTCAGCCTTGCGGCAATGCGGCCGATGGAGAAGCCGTCCTTGTACATGGCAAAGATCATCTGCACATACTCGCTGACAGCCCCATCGACGATGAGCTGGTTTTTGTTATCCGGCGATTTCTTGTAGCCATAGGGAGCGAACGCCCCGACGAACTCACCGTTCTTTTGCTTGACCTCCAAGCTGGATCGAATTTTCATGGAAATATCCTTGCAGTAGGAGTCGTTGATGAGGTTTTTGAACGGGATAACAAAGGAATCCGACTGCGGATCGCCGGTCAGACTATCGTAAGCGTCGTTGACCGCGATAAAGCGGATGCCGAGCTGCGGGAATATCTTTTCCAGATACCGCCCGCCGTCGATGTAGTTTCTCGAAAAGCGGCTGAGGTCTTTGACCACGATGCAGTCAATCGCGCCTTTGCGGATTGCGTCTTCGAGCTTTTTGAAGTTCGGACGATTGAAGGAAACGCCGCTATAACCATCGTCAACGAACGGCTCGCAGACGATTTCCAGATCGTCATGCCGTGCAATGTAGTCCTCGCAAATGGCTCTTTGGCTTGCGATGGAGTTGCTTTCAACTTTGTCCCCGTCTTCACGGGACAGGCGGCAGTAAATCGCCGTCCGGTAAACTTTTCCGGGCATAAAAATAACCTCCGTTTTCTGTTTGGTGTGATACATCAAATCAGAAAGACGAAGGCTTCTGCTTCTTGTATGAGGAAAACACGATAAAGCCACATGACCCTCAAGGGCAGCGGCTTAGTCCATGTATTCTTTTTTGACCTGACTTCATTGTATCACAGGCTCAATCGCTTGTCCATAGAACCGGGCGAAAAGATTCAGTTTGTTCATAATCAAAGTCCTCTCAGATAATGTTCCAGACAGTCCTCCAAGGTGGTGTCTGTCTTCGAGAAGCTGATCTTCACGACGGTCTTCCCGTCCAGATAGCAATACGGGTTTCTGATCTGTCGGATAAAATCCCGCAGCCGGTCATCCTGCGCAGCCGCAGGCTCAAGCCGGATGCTGTCCCGCTGGACAAGGGTACTGCGGTCAACCGTCTTCGGGTTGACGCTTCTCATGGTTTCTACGCTCATCATATTACAAACACCTCCCTGATGATGTGAACTTGTATTCAGGACAAAAGGATATGGCGGAGCGCCGGTTAGGGACACTCCGCCACATAGTTTTCATCCTGAAAACTTATATGCTGAATGTAGCTAATTGGTTTGTTTCGTGTTCCGGCATATTTGCAGCTCGCACCCCTGCCAGAAGAGCCTCGCGGCTCCGGGAATGCTACGGACTACCAACGGTTAATCGGTATCATGGGACTCTCACCCCTCCGAGGAACGCTCCGAGCCGCCCCCGGCAATCCGGGAACGGAAGTATCATTATACCCAACTTCTCCATCATGGCGAACAGCCGCACCACACGGCAGTTTAGCCTCTCTGCTGATCGCTCGCTTCCGTGAGGAAGGTCTTGGCGGCAGAAGGCAAGTCGCTTCGAGAAAAGAGGAAAGATCCGCAGCACTGGATATTCTGTTTTCAAGGTACTGTGAAGCCGGTCTTGATTGACCCCTTCACTTTACAACGGACATTTTTTGAGCGAATTAGCGGGTCTCTCAAAAAATTTTTTTGAATTTTTTTCTGATCGCATCCCGCGTGTCTTTGACAGTGGAAAACGAAAGGCCGTTCTGCTTGGCATACGACAGCATACTCATGTTGCCGCGCATACAATTCATGTACACATCAAGCTGCGGCTTAGTCAGGCTGCGGATAAATTCCTGTTCGAGCAAGCCGGTGATGATGTCTTCCTCCATCTTTTCCGGGGACTCCAGCCATGCGGATGCCTTTACATCATCTTCCGGCACAGCGTCCAGCGACAGCACAGTGGAAGGCTGCGTTTCCTCGCTGTCTTCGCTGTCAGATGCTCCCCCGGTATCGTAGGAGCGACGGAGCTTCTTCTCCTCATTGCGGAGTGCTTTCATGACCTCGCGGTCAACCTCCGTAGTCTCGCCGGTGTCCTTCACGCGCACCATGCACTTGCCATCCTCGGAAATCCAGAGGTCGTAATCGAACTCGATGGGTGTTTTGGGGATTCTTTTCATTGTCTTGTCCTTTCCGCTGGCTCGGAGCAGCGGATGGGGAAGACTAAAAAAGAACGACCACACAGC